AAAGACCTAACGTACACGCAAAAAGTAAAAGAAGCCATTTAAAGTCTTCAAAGAATTACAAGAAACTTTATAGAGGACAAGGAAGATAAAAACTTGTTTATAACTTATGTATGTTAAAACTTGATTTTATCAATTCCGTTTTCGTAACTTTGAACACTTTTTAGTAATTTTTATGAAATCATATGAAGAAATAATATCAAGTAAAAGAGAATTTAAAGAAAGTTATTTAATATATGCTTTGATTAGTAATAACGAAATAGTTTATATTGGTCAATCAACAAATATTCTTTTAAGAATTAGTACGCATTTAACAAGTAATAAAGTTTTTGATAGTTGGAGTATAATAGAGAATTTAGGAACTTACACTACAAGTAAAGAAGTTAATAGATTAGAAGAAAAGTATATAAGGAAGTTTTTACCAAAATATAATAAAATACATAATACTAAATATCAAAAGGAAGTATCAATTAAAAACACTTCTTCAAAAGAACAGGAAGAAAAAACAAGAAGAAAGAATATTTGGAAACGTTCACAAATAGGAATTGTTTCAAGAGGAGAATTACTAACTTAATAAATATATAAAATGTCAGAAGAAGATTTAACTATTAGAAAACTTGCAGAAAAAATAGCATCAGACTTTGCTTTAAGTGTTAGAGAACGTACAGACAGAATATTAGAACTTGATGCAATACAATATCAAAATTTAGGTATAAATTCTACTAAAGCAGAAAAAATAAAAGTTAAATCAGACAGTAAATACTTATATAAACAAATAAGAAGTTTTAATGAGTATGATGGTAAATTATTATTAAACCATTTAGATGCCTAAAACTTCAAAAAAACCTGTAAGAAGTACACTTGTTAAAAAACTTGACATAGTATTTAGTCAATGGGTGAGATTAAGTAGTGCAGATTATAATGGTTATTGTACTTGTGTAACTTGTGGTAATAAATTTCATTGGAAAGAAATACAAGCAGGACATTTTATGAGTAGAAAACATTATAGCACAAGATGGGATGAAGATAATGTAAAAACTCAGTGTTTAGCCTGTAATGTTTATAGAGCAGGGGAACAATATAAATTTTCAATTTTTTTGGGAAAAGATACCGCAGAAGCATTATATTTGAAAAGTCAAAAGACAGTAAAGTTTTCTAATGTAGAACTTATGGAAATGATAGATGACTATTCGGATAGATTAAAAATATTACTTGATTAATTCTTGTATTTTTGTTCTTTGTTTGAAAAGAGGGTAGGATTGATTTCTTACCCTTTTTTTATTTTTTTTATTTAATTTTGTTTTTGTTAAATATTTTTTTATAACTTTACACTATGGAACAATATACAAAAGCAGAACTCTACGGCAAGGTCTTGGAACTGCAACACGAATTAGAATTAGAAAGACAATCTAAAGAACAACTTAAACAACAATTAATTTTTAACTTATGAGCAAAGAAGCAAACATTAATCAGAAACTATTTGACCTACAACAAGAGATAGGTACAATCAGCAAGGATGCGAACAATCCTTTTTACAAGTCAAAGTATTTTGATATTAATTCACTAATTAAACAACTTCAACCGTTGCTAAAAAAGTACCGTTTATTATTACTACAACCTATTGAAGAAGATATGGTATATAGTAAGATAATTTGTGTAGATGGGAGTGGAGGTGTTATAAGTGGATTAAAACTTCCTGAACTAAACGACCCACAAAAATTAGGAAGTTGTATAACATATTATAGACGTTATACACTTTCTTCTTTGTTAGGATTACAGGCAGAGGATGACGATGCTAATTTAGCAAGTAGTAAAACTATTTCAGAAGATAAGAAATGGTTAAACCAAAACACACCTGAATTTAGTAAAGCAATAGAATATCTAAAAGGAGGTGGAAATTTAGAAGCAATTAAGAGTAAATACAAAGTATCAACAAAAGTAGAAAATGAACTCTCAAAATTGTAAAATAAAAAACGTATATTTAAACTTTAATTATAACAATTGTAAAATCACTATTTATGGAAAAAAAGAACGTAGCAATTTTATCAGGCAGTATAAATCTATCTGCAATAGATAAAAACAAGATTGTCAAAGGTAAAGATGGTAACCAATATTTAAACGTTACTATGTTGATTCAAAGCGAATCTCAATACGGTAACAATATTTGGATTACACAAAGTCAAACCAAAGAAGAAAGAGAAGCAAAAGAGAAAGCAATTTCTTTAGGTAATGGCGCAGTTCGTTGGGTAGGAGGTGAAATAACAGTAGCTGAACGCAATGAAGTAACAAACGCACAACAACAACCTGCAAGAGAAGAAGTTGCTGATTTACCATTTTAATTTTAACAGGGGGGGAAACCCCCCTTTTTTTATGAAGAAACTTTTAGACGGTCAAGAAATGCCGATGGATTTTTGGAATTATAAAGTTAATCCGATTGTAGGATACTATGTAGAAAGACAAGATGAACAAAGCATTAAACACGAAAAGAAATACTTTAAAACCCCACAAGGTATATGATAGCACAAGCAAAGAACATCCAAAATAAAATACTTGACATAAAATACGGTAGAGTAAAAGAGGGATTAAAAATAGATATCCCTGAAATAGATGAATATTTAAGATTTAAACAAGGTAATTTTAATGTAATAATAGGACACGCAAATGTTGGTAAGACTACTGTTATAGTTTATTTATTTACGTTGTGGGCAATTAAACATAAATTGCGTTTTGTTATATGGTCAAGTGAAAACACTTCACAGAGTATTGTTAGAAAGATTATTGAATTTAAAATGGGTAAAACCATTAATGAGGCATCCGATTTATTAATCAACGAAGCTATCAAATGGTGTGATACCTATTTTAAAATTATTGAAGTTGATGACATTGTAACCTACAAACAACTATTAAAAGAAATAAATCAAATTAAAGATGTTTGGGATTATCAATGTTTACTTATAGACCCTTACAATTCTTTAGCTAAAGATATAGGATTGTTTAAATCAGTTGGTGGACACGAATATGATTATCAGGTTGCATCAGAGTTGAGGTTATTTGCAAAGAAACGAAACATTGCAGTTTATTTAAATGCTCACGGTGTTACAGAGGCATTAAGGCGCACTCACCCAAGCGGACACGAATATGCTAATCTACCTATGCCTTTAGGTCTTGCGAGTGTTGAGGGTGGAGGTAAATGGGCAAATAGAGCGGACGATGTAATATGTATTCATCGTTACACAAGTAGTCCTACAGATTGGATGTATAGTCATTTACATATACTAAAGGTTAAAGAAAATGAAACAGGAGGCAGGTGTACTCCATTTGAAGAACCTATTAAATTAAGAATGTCAAAAAACAATATAGGATTTGAATTTATGGGCAGAGATATGATACATAGTCAAAACAAAATAGAAAAATTTATTATATGATATTAATTGGATTTTTATTGATTACGACTTTGGTATTTTTAATTATAGGACAAGTTAAAGGTGCTGAAATTATTTTAAGTCCAATTATAGGTATTGTATTTGGATTTTTATACAACAAAGAACAGTTTGAAGAAGAAGATGAATATACTTTACAATGCGCTTTAGGCGTGATTTCAATAACTGTTATATGGATAAACCAACACGATGGCTCGGAATAGTTGCTAAAAGGCACAACGAGTGGATAAAAATAATTAATAGCTTTGGCGAATATGATTACGCTGAAGATTTAGTACAAGAGGCTTATATAATATTATACAAATATGCGGATGAAAATAAGATTATTACAAATGGTATCGTTAGCAGGGGCTATATGTTCTTTACTTTACGTTCTTTGTATTTTCAGTATTATAATAGTAAAAGAAAAGTGGATAAAGTTTCAATCGACGATGAAGAATTTACTTTACAGATTGAAGATGAAACTGATATTGAAGAACAATTAGCATTTAACAAGATTTGCATACTGATAGACAATCATATAGAAAAATGGCATTGGTATGAAAAAAAATTATTTACTTTGTACAGAGATAGTGATTTAAGTATAAGAGGCATAGCAGATAAAACAAATATCAGTTGGGTTAGTATATTTAACACGCTTAAAAATGCAAAAGACGAAATAAGAGAAACATTTAAAGAAGATTTTGAAGATTACAAAAATAACGACTATGACAGAATTTAAAGGAGATAAAAGAAGTAAAGAATACCGTGAATGGAAAAAGAATCACTCTAAAGCAAGTGAGGGTTTAGGTGATACGGTTGAAAAGATTACAGAAGCAATAGGTATTAAAAAGGCAGTTAAGTTTATAGCAGGTGAGGATTGTGGGTGTGATGAACGTAAACAAAAATTAAATGAGATATTCAGATATAAAAAGCCTGAATGTTTAACAGAAGCTGAATTTGATTTGATTCAAATGGCAGTAGATACAAAAAAGAATAGATTTACTCCTGAAGAACAAGAAACGTACAAAAACATTTACGAAAGAATATTTAAAGTAAAAGTAGATTGTACACCTTGTAGTTTTGCTAAAGTGGTTTGGAAAGACCTTTCGGCAGTATATAATCAATATCTGTGAGGGAAAAAGAACTTTTTGAATATTTAATAGAATGTTGTTATCCTGATTTGGTTAAAGCAAGAAGTCAAATGAGTAGTTGGGATTGTTATAGTCCTAAAACATTTCACCGTATTGAATTAAAATGTAGAAATGTTCATTACGAAACATTATTGTTAGAAAAGAAAAAATATGATGCTATGATTGAAAAGTGCAATGATAATTTAGATATTCCTATGTATATTAACTCTACGCCTTTAGGAGTATATAGATTTAATTTGTATCTTGTGCAACCTGAATGGAAAACAGAATACCATAATAAAACAACTGAATTTAACAACACAAACAAAATACCAAAAGAA